CCGTTGGGGGGTTGCCCGATGGGTTAGTACCATCCACTATCACGATATCTCCATTGACAATGTGCGCACACTGAAGAAGGCTCTCCATGAGACAACTAGCGTGAATAAGCTCCGTAGGAGTAAAGTTCCCAGAGGATGTGAGAAGATCAACGAAAATCTGGGAGACGAAACGAAGTACGCGAACTGATTGGCCCTTATCGAACTTCCGGAAATCACCCGCCATCGTTCGGTCTGAAAGGCCAAAGCGCATCAGAGAATCATGAATTTCCCCCCAGTCGCTACCAGTGGCATTTGAACCAACCGGCATACCAAGCTCGATACCATGGGTCTGCAACTGAGCAACCATGGTGAGGAAGGATTTTCTCACAAGGATGGAATCCGAAATACCAATACCAGTAAAGGTCCTTTCAGCATTCTTCCTCTTCTTGTCCTCGCTAACGGGTTCATCCTTAATCGTCCACGTGGCCACGGGGGTATATGTACCTCCATCATTCAAGAGTAAAGTCTTTTCTTCAACCTCATCAATCGTTTGCTTATCCAGAACTGCTCGGCCGTCGACGATCGGACACAGCTCACTCTTTACACGATACTGGGGATACCCAGAGCTTGACTGCATGTTCATACTCTTGACAAAGGAAACTCCTTCCACACCGTTGAGAGCTACATCTACATCCACTGGAATGATCCTGGAAACATCAATTCTCCCTTTCACAAAGGTCAAAATAGCACTCGAGACATCGCGTAAGAGAATCTCCGGGAAGGGGCCGGCTGGAGACTCCATCTTCTTCAGAGAGTAGCTAGAGGCATCTTTCCATTCTCCTTCGACGAAACCGACCTTTAAACAAGGGTCCACATAGCTATTTTGGAAAAATTTTCCGCATAGCCGAGTCTCATAGAATTGACTCTCATCATAGGCTCGCCTTCTCTTGACCAACGAGCCGACGACTTCTCCCCTACCGCCAGAAACTCCATAGAGAACAGATTTAGGGTGTAGGTCTGTGATCTCTTCTTTCACCATGAACGTTCTGTCCCGACCGGAGGAGCCAAGCCTATCCAAGATGGGAAGCAGCTCTTCACGCCCAACTGTTTGGGCATAGCTTTTCGCTCCTGGTTTCCCAGCGATGTGCACACCGATAATAGCGAATCTTCCACCTATGTCCCGAAAGACGGGCAGTCCACAGTCCCCACTCTCTGAAGGAAAGTCATATTCGAGAACGTCCTGGGCTCCCATCTTCGCTACACCGTTGCGATAGTGGAAATCCTTGTGGAAAACAGTGGGAGAAGAAATCACCTTACCGTCCCTCACGATATAGCAATTTCCCGCATATTCTCCTCGAGAAAAAGCGAACTTCGAGATGTAGCTGCTTACGGATGGCCCAGAGAATCTAATAGCTCCTAGATCAAATCCTGGAACATACTCGATACTGTACGAACCAACAGTAAGATCAATGCGCTGCTTGAAGAGCTCGCCAGGACCTAAGAAATGTCCACCCTCAGGTTTAGCTTCGAATTTCTTCAGCATGTGCCCGACCGTCAAGAAAACATTGTGGGCAAGAGGGAAGGCCCAACAAGAAGCACCGAGGAACTTGAATCGAAAGATCCGCATCGAGGGGAGCTGA